AGATATAATCCAAACCCTTCTCAAAAACACGAAATCTATATATTGAGGGTCAAATGCATGATTTTAATATAGACAGTGCAAGTATTGACAGCTATAATAGAGTACGATGAGAGAGGTCTACAGAGAGGGATAATAAATCCAAACACAAAACCAATAACAAACCAAACACAAAAATAACACCAGTGATGCTCCACTGGTGGTTTTTTATTGCAAGAAAACAGAGAGCAATCTTACACAAGGCGAAATACAGTACAGAACACTGAACAGATTGACTTTGACAACAGGGTTTTACAGTGTTCACTGTACAAATCACGGTATCAAATTTTTTGCGAGGCATAGACATAAACGAGAATAAAGTCCCCGGCAGGGGAGAAGGGAGGACAGCACATGGGTAGCGAGAAGATACCGAAAGACAAATTGACCAAGACGATCTACCGCTTGGCCCAGATGGAGGCGAATGGAGCCAGTAGGGCAGAAAAGCTGAAAGAGCTGTTCGGTGTAGACATCTCCACTGCCAGCTACAGAGAGATCAACAACGCTGATGCCAAGATGTGCCGTTACCGCAAGCATCCGTTGTTTGATACGGCCTGGAAGGAAGAATACCGCCGTTGGGATTACGAGGATTACCAACTGGCACGGAGGGTCTTCCGGCAAGGGATGCAGCAGGACAAGGATGGCTGGCTTGCCATGAACAGTGCGGTCAATGCCATCAGCAATGCGAACAAGAGATTGTTCCATGACGAGGACACTGCTGTTACCGTCAAGATCGAAGGCAATCTTCCTGAACTGGGAACACCGGATGATGCATGAATTCACCCAACTATTCGTAAAACCATTGTTTAGCGAATAGTTGGAAAAACGCTGTAACCCTTGATACATAAGGCTTACAGCCGATTCAGTGCAAAATCACAGTGAAGGATTATGCATAACAGCACTGATTATGCAGTGTTCAGTGAATAATCCACAGGGTGAGCAGGACAGAGAGCAAGGGTCAACCACTGGGAAAATATGGCAAGGCCACCGACCTGGACAGGGACGGTCCACCACAGACCTGGACCGGAACCGAACCCCGGGGAGGGGGTACCTGATCCAGACCCCGGGGGTATGAATCGTGCCAGGGACTCCACTGGCTGCGTGACAGTAGCGAAAATAGCTTCACCGCACCGATAGTCCTGAACCACCCCTTAAAATCAAAAATCCATCACCGTACTGGTCCTCCTCTCCCCACCCAGTGCGATGTGGTTCTGTACTTGAGCCATGGAACTGAATGCTCCGATATGACGGTGGTAGACATGGCAGTGCAGAGGCTGCGAGATCACGATTTGGTTCTGCTGGCGAAGATTCTTCATGGGCATGACAGTGAAAATCCTCCTTTCGCTTTGCTACGTTCTCTCCTGAGAAACAAAAGATGCCGAGGTGCAGCAGCCAGCCTTGGCAGCCAGCAGGACCATTTCGTGAGGGGAGGCTGAACGATGTCGAATGTGACGATCAATTATCAGCCGACACCGAAGCAGGCGATGTTCCATGCCAGCAAGGCGAATGAGATATTGTATGGTGGAGCTGCCGGTGGAGGGAAGACGAAGGCACTCATCATGGATGCGTTCTTTCGTTGCCTGAAGAATCCCGGCACAACGGCTGCGGTGTTTCGGCGGTCATATGGTGAGCTTGAGGACACCGACATCAAAGAAGCGCAGGCATCATACCCGGAGAAGCTGGCGACATACAATGCCGGACGGCATGAATTCAAATTGATTAACGGTTCCAAGATTTTGTTCCGGCACTGCGAGAATGAGGCAGACCGGTTCAAATACAGCGGTATTGAAATCCAGTTCCTTTACTTCGATGAGCTTACCTCGTTTGAACAGGTGATATACGATTTCATCAAAACGAGGTTAAGGGCGAAAAAGTCATTGGGGGTTGTGCCGATTGTACGATCAGCGAGTAACCCTGGGAACATCGGTCACGGCTGGGTCAAGAAAATGTTTGTGGATGCCGGACCGTACATGGAGATTCAGGAACAGGAGATATGGTCGGAGACCTTGCACAAGTCCAAGAAGATCCGAACACAGTATATCCCAGCGTTGGCGACTGAAAATCCGTTCATCACCGATGACTACATCTTTGAGCTGGAGCAGAAGCCGGATGCGCTGCGGAGAGCGTTGCTGAACGGCGACTGGGATTCCTTTGAGGGACAGGTCTTCACCGAGTTCAGGAATGATCCGAAGCACTATGATGACAAGTTCTGGACTCATGTCATCAATCCGTTCCCCATTCCTCTCGATTGGCCCAGGTTTATGGCCTTTGACCACGGCTACAGCAGACCGTTCTCCTGTCAATGGTGGACGATTGAGCCGGGGACGAATATCGCATATCTGTACAAAGAGTGGTACGGCTGTGTGCCGAAGAAGGCGAACACCGGCATACAGCTCACACCGATTGAGATTGCCGATGGCATCCTTGAGAGGGAGGCCGATGAGGCAGAGAACAACCTGCGTGTTATCCGGGTCGCTGATCCGGCTATTTTTGATAAGAGCAGAGGATATTCCGTTGCCGATCAGATGGCACCGGGTTATCTGGGCCGGACAAAGGGTGTGCTGTTCAACAAGGGCGACCATTCACGAATGGCTGGCCTGATGCAGGTGCATGAGAGGATGCGGTTTGACGAGAACGGCATTCCGAAGATGTATGTGTTCAATACCTGCTATGACTGGATACGGACAGTGCCGAACCTGCCGTACAGCACGAAAAAGCCGGAGGACATTGATTCCGATGCGGAAGATCACGAAATTGATGCTACCAAGTACTTTTTCATGGATCACCCGGTCGCACCGACCAAGAAACCGCCGAGGAACTACGTACCGTATGATCCTCTTGACATGAACGATGATTGGGATTCAGTGAGGTGATAATATGGCACCGAAAAAGAAAGCACCGGTTCTGACAGTTCCTGTTGATGAGGATCGTGAGCTGAATGATGCTGCCAACCGGCTGGAAGAGCTGGCAAAGGGATATATGCCCGGTGAACAGCCTTTGGATGCCGAGGAGAAGTACCTGCTGGCGAAGATATACGAACGGCTGGACATCTTTGAGCAGATGAACAGGCCGTATCATGACCAGGCGAAGAAGTGCCGTCAGATCCTGCATATGAGGGACCCTGACCAGGACACCATCAAGACAAAGGCCAAGAACAAGAAGGAGACTCTTCAGCTCCAGACTCTGAAGTCAACGATCAATAATGTGGTCGCCGATCAGATGCTGTCGATGCCGGAGGCAAAGCTCATGCCGGAGACCGCCAAGATGCAGGATGCTGCGGATGATCTCCAGGATATGCTGCATTATGTCTTCTACTGCGCTAATGACTATGAGCAGACTCATTACCGCAGGTGTGAGGACTTCTATACTCCCGGCACTGCGGTAACGCAGATGGCATGGGACGAGGACATGGCCTACGGTAAAGGCGAGATTGCCGTTATCCGGTGGCCTATCGAAGCGTTCCTGTGGGACCCTCTTGCGGAACGGTTGGAAGACTGCCGTGCCGTGATGAAGGTTTCATGGCATCCGATGTCCTTCTACCGGGAACACTGGCCCAAGGAAGGACGGTATGTCGGCTCCGAGCGTGGGTCGCACAACAATGTCGGCATGACCACCGGACAGGAGAATGCGGATCACTCCAGTGACGAGGATCGTGCGCTCCTGATCGAGTACTGGTGGAGAGAATACAATGCCGAGACCCGGAAGTATACGATCAATGTGGCCTACGCAGCAGGCAATGCTCTGCTGGAGGTGCAGAAGGCGGTCTACAACCATGGGATGTATCCCTTTGTTGTGGATGTGCATGACAGCATTGAAGGAACCATGGTCGGTGACGGTCTCGTCCGTGAGCTGGCTCCGATGATGCGGTACATCAACCGGTACGCAGCGTATGCCGACATGAATGCCCGGATGTCCTCCAAGGGACGGATGATCGTCCGGCGAGGGGCAGGCATCGACAAGGATGCGCTTGCCAACTGGGAGACCGACATCATCGAGGGTGACCAGATCACCCAGGGTGAAGCGTGGAACTGGATGCAGAACCAGCCGTTCAATAACACGATCACCAACCTGATGACGATGTTCCAGTCCGACCTGAAGGCCGACTCCGGTGCGAACCAGTTCACCAGAGGCGAGACCACCGGAGGTATTGTTTCCGGCAAGGCTATCAATTCCCTGATCCAGGCCGGTGGCAAGGTTTCCTCCATGCGGACCGAGCAATTGAAGTACGGTTTCAAACAGATGGTCGAGCAGGCACTGTGGCTGATGTCGCAGTTCTACAATAATGACCGTGTTGCAATGCTTACCGGGAAGGACGGCAAACAGCGTGAACTGAAGGTTGACATGGAGAAGTGGTTCGGCATTACGGATGACACCGATGCGGTGAATCCTCCTCCGTATTCCGTGCAGATCGAGGTCTCCAGCCGTGATCCGCAGAGGATTGCCAACCAGAATCAGATGTTCATGGAGGCATACTCCATGGCAGCACAGACTCCGTATCCGATTAAGTTGAGCAGCCTGCTGAAGATGTGCAACCTGGACGGTAAGGACCGGATCGTGCCTCTGATCGAGGCTGATGAGAAGTACGGTCAGCAGATGCAGGCCATGCAGCAGCAGATCGAGCAGATGCAGGCTCAAATGGAGCAGATGCAGACGGAGAATGACAATCTGAAGGCCGTGAATGCCGAGGCAGCGAACAGCATTGCCAATATGAGCGCAGCGAAGCAGCCGAGGACGGAAACAGCACCGATTGCCGGTGAAAATCAGCCGAATCCGATTGTCGATAACGCTGCGAACATGATGGGAGTGCCGACAGGATCGTCACTGCCGACATAATTACCATATATTGCCAATAAATGGTAAATACTGGAAATATGAGCAATAAGCACCGTGTTTTGCGGTGCTTTTGCAATATAAAACACGTTTTTCGTGGTTTGCGAATGCGTGAAAGGAGATTTTCCGATGGAAATCAATGAGGCCATGGTCGAGCAGAGTGCGCAGACTGTTCCGGTCGGCACGGATGAGCAGCTCACCGAAACGAAGGATGCATCCACAAGTATTGACTCCATCATGCAGGAGGGCAATACGGCTACCGAGGAAGGACCGAAGGAAGAAGGGCAGCATGAACCCGGATGGTTCCAGAAGCGGTGGAACAAGGAACGCAGTAAGCTGGCTGATGAGATTCGTGCCGAGGTTCGGCAGGAGTACGAACAGCAGTTTGCACCGATGCGTGAACGGCTGATCGAGATGGATGCGAAAGAGCTGGTTGCGAGTGGAAAGGTCAAGGACCTGGAGACCGCAAAAGAGCTGATTCGCTACCGTCAGGGGATGCCCACGCAGTCTGAACAGCCGAAAGAGGCTGATCGGCCCAGGAATGAAAAGGGACAGTTCACCTCAAACGAGTCCCCGGCTTCGATCCGTGCCACATGGGCAAGGGAACAGGCCGAAAAGGTGAGGACAAAAACAGGACTGGATGTTGTGGCTGAATTCAACAACAATCCTGAAATCCAGCAGAAAGTTATCAGCGGTGAGATGGACTTTTACGATGTTGCGGATGCCATGGCGAAAAAGGCCGGGACTAAGCAGCAGAGTAAAGGGAAACCTCCTGCACCAATGCGCTCTCCCAATGGAGCTACCGGTGGCGAGAAGACTCCCATCGCCAATATGACGAGGGAACAGTTCGCCAAGATGGACAAAATGATTTCGGAGGGAGTGCGCTTCGACATTAAGTAAAGGAGCGTGTTCTCATGGGAGTTTATGACAACATTATGAATTCTTACGATGCCGGTATTGCACCGACTTTGCAGGATTATTTCCAGCGCAGAGCGTTGGAGAACGTGGAACCCAACCTGGGTTACGGTCGGGATGCCCAGCTCGTTGAACAGCCGGAGCATAACGGCAAGCACGTACATTTCCACCGGTTCGTGAAGCTGCCTGCGAAGCCCATTCCCCTTCAGGAAGGTGTTTCCCCGGCTGGCCAGAAAATCAGCGAGACCGACTTCTCCGTAATGACCAAACCTTACGGTGATTTCGTGCCGATCACTGATGAATTCGACCTGAACCATATCGACAACATGACCCAGCAGACCTCTGACCTGCTGAATGCGCAGGCCAAGCTGACCATCGACACGGTTATCCGTGACCAGATCAGTGCCGGTCTGAACGTTATGTACCCCGGTGCTGTTTCCAGCCGTGCCGGTCTTCAGGCTACCAGCCTGATGAACTATGCCTGCGTGAAACGTGCGGTTCGCCTGCTGAAGAACAATGGTGCGCAGCCGTTCCCGGATGGCAAGTTCCATGCGAAGATCGACCATGACACCTATTTCGACCTGTCCGGCGACACCCACTGGGTGACTGTTGCGCAGCAGCAGGATGACAGCCGTGTTCAGGACTACACCCTGGGCGACATCTACATGGTGCGCTTCTATGAGGTGGACAACGGCAAGATCTTCGAGAATGAGACCTATGTCTGCGGTAGCAAGACCAGCCTGACCGGCACTGCCACCTATGACAAGACCACCCGGACCCTGGCTATCGATGAATCCCTGTCCGAGGACGAGGGCCGTGAGCTGACCGGCAAGATGGTCTATGTGGCTCGTGACGGTTCCACCTCCCTGGATACGATCACCGTTATGTGTGTCGAGTCCGTGGATGTGACCAACAAGAAGGTGAAGTTCCGTTGGAACCCCTCCGATACGGAGGCTGCCAACTGGACTACCGCCAAGCACGTTTCCATCCTGCCCAGCGGTGGCAATGGCAGCTACGATGTGCATGAGACCCTGATTTACGGTCAGAATGCCTTCGGTATCGTGAAGCTGGGAGGCAAAGGATATCCGAACTTTGAAATCATCGTGAAGGCTCCCGGCAGCTCCGGCTCCGATGATCCGCTGAACCAGCGTGGTTCCATCGGCTGGAAGTGCAAGCACTTCTGCGCTGCGATCCTCAACGATGACTTCATCGTCCGGGTTGAACACGTTGTCTCTGCCTAACTGACCCCAAGGGGCCACTCTTATTGAAGGGTGGTCCCTTCTTTTTTAGAGAGGTGAAAAGATATGTCTGATCCTACTCCGACCAGAACAGAAACTGTTGAAGCGAACATCGCAGAGGTCGAATCCGCATGGGGACCGGAGAATGTCATGAAACTGGTTGCTGTATGCATCAAGGATATTTCCGTTTCCCTGGCTATGCTTGTGGATGCCGGATCGTCCAGCAGCACTGCTGAAAGCACTCCGGCTGCAAGCGATGACACCTGACGGCAATGAAAGGAGAATAACCCATGGCTGCGAAGACCAAGACGAATGATGTAGTAACTGATGAACTGACTATCCATGCCGAGGCGAAGAACACCGGCTATACCGGCCCCAGGGTGCGTATCAAGCTGCCAATGCGTGAAGAAGACAGCAAAGGCATTACCAGAGACCGGCATGAACACGTTACCATCTCCAATGAGAAGGGAACGAACATGGACCTGATCGAGCGTGGCAAGATCGTGGATGTTTCCGTGCCGACCTTCATCCAGCTCTACACCTCCGGGCGGTTCCCTGATATGCAGATTTTCCCTGTGGATTAAGGAGTGATATCCATGACCCTATCAGAGATCCAGGAACAGGTGATGTTCCAAAGCAACAATGATGCGGATGATCTTGGAGATTTCACTCCTCATATTGATGACTACATCAATGAGGGGTATGACCGGATCGTGATCCTGTGGGACAACAACCATGTTCCGTCTACCGATTATCCGAAGCTGGCAGAGGACGAGGATGTACCGAAGCTGCCTGTCTGGATGCATCGGTATCTTGCTGATTGGGCGACATGGCTGATCTACCGCAACGGAAATCCGCAGAAGCAGAACAGAGGGATGGCATACCGGAATTCCTTCTATGAACTGCTTTCAAAACTGTCTGATGCAGGCGGTAAAGCTGGCCTGAACGAAGACGGTACTCCCAAGAAATACAAATACTTTGTCAACATTCCTGAATGAGGTGATTACTCATGGCATACTTCAGCCTACACGCATATGATGCTGATGTCTGGATTCCCCAATTCACCGGCCTGCGACAGGCTGAAGATATTGCCAGTGATCTGCGTTTTGCCATGGAGGCAGAGA